AACTTTCTCACGTAAGGTCGGTGTCAACCCTTACTATGAAAAGAGCGCTGTCCATGATAATATCATTAAAGAGTTTAATAGGTATAACAGCAGAGGTAATATAGCTGCGGCTCCACGACCAATTCCAACTATAGAATTAGACCTTACTGATCCTAAACATAAAGAAATTCATGATTGGTTAAATCAATAAAGATAGTGTAATACCCTATATGCCAAATGTATTAGAAAGCCTCGCTTCAGGGATTGTCACTACGGAATTCGATAGTGACACAGGTATAGCTACAGTTGCTAGTGTTAGCGGATGGCTATATGAGAACTTGGGAAGAGTCAATACTTATCTCTACACGAACTTTAGCGGAGACAACGCTACAGGGACTTATGAGATCATGGACATTGAGGCTCAAAACGTCCTTAAGGAGTTGTACCTTTCTAATTACTACAATAAAGAGGCTAGGAACGCCCTCAGAGGCATTACCAAGTCATCTGTGAGTGGAGACAACGTTTTGTCCCTAAAAGACGGTGAGAGCGCTGTGACGTTCATTAATCGCAATGAGGTCTCCAAGGTGTATCGAGGGTTGGCTAACGACTGTATGGATAAGGTCACCCAGATGGCGGCTCAATACAACATATACCAAGCCCAACCTCGACAGTTAGGTGGCATAGACGCTAGCGGGATAGGTATAGTTTATACCTAGATCACTTATCCAGTAGACTAGAAAAGCGCCCTTTTTAGGGGGCGCTTTACTTTTTAAAAGAGGGGATAGTTTTTAGTGGAAATCTTTCCAGTCTTTACCGTCATTACAAACTTTGTTTTTTGGGCGACCCTCATGACCGCCTGAAGTTTTAGGTTCTTCTTTCTCTAGCTGCTCAGGCTTAGACTCCCCTTTCGGGGAGAAAAATGAGCTTTCTTCGTTTTTCTTTTTATCAGACATCTTATTGGAATACAGGTTGGAATCCAGCACCACTCATAAATACACCATTGATTTGATCATTAGGCCCACCGATTTGAGTCGAGAATGTTATATCCACAGTCTTATTCGACCCAATACTAGAAGAGAAAGATTGGCTATCAACTTTCAATCCTTTCATCCTGTATTGTATTGCGTCCCTTTGAGTTGTTGCGTTATGATCTTTTACTGTGATAGTAGCCTCTTGGACTCCAGAGTTCAAGATGTCAGCTAAACTAGCTGCCTGAGAATTGGAGACTATAGCGCTGACATTCATTGTTGCATTTACTGGGAAATCTACTTCTCTTGCGAATGGAAATTTGCTACCAAGTCTATCGATAGGAGTCCTTGAAAGAGGAAGAGAGATAGAGGCACTCTGAACATGAGCGCCGTCGTTGCCAGAAAGTGTTACTAGAGATTCTCCGTCAACGTCACCGAGATATAAAGTTACGTCTCCTGGACGTAGTGCTGTGATACTACCACCTTGAGATTCGATAAGTCCATTCTTCGAAGGGGCGGGTAATTCTATATCGCTCGTTAATGGTCCTCCATCCTCTTGATTAACTGCTGGACTTCCAGTAGCGATATCACCTGCTACAGATCTCATATTAGCTCCTTCTACAGTAACATTGACTGTTGGCAGAGATCCTACTGAAAGTTCTACGCTATAATCGCTTATGTAACAGTTTCCTACACCAATACTTGTATCCGATCCATTAAGAGGTTCTGATGTATCTTTGTTTAGGTCTTGACCATCTGGAGAAGTTACAATAAAGAAATTGACTCCAGAACTAGAAACTAAATGCCCAGAAGCGAAGTTGCCTGAAGTGTATTTCCCAGCCAAAACTCCACGTTGCGTCTTCGATGAATCGCCTGAATTCTGTACAAAAAAGCCTAGCGCCCTTTCGTTAAATCCATCTGTGAGGTAATAACTGAAGTCAAGGCTGACAGTAGGTGGATCAAGAACCAAGGAATCAATCCGAGCTAAGTCTCCAAACTGGTTAACGTCTTGACGATTAATCGTGAAGCTATAGTTAGCGCTTTGAACACGATTCAATTGCTCGTGGTCTTCTGCTGTTCCAAGGCTAGCGTCTTTTCCGACATACAAGCCTTCTGATTGGTAAATTACTCTGTTTCTTGGCATAATTAAAGATTCTTTATTTTGTTTACAGTTTTAAAATTAAAATATGAAATTTATTGGAAGCGATATCTATATTGTTCTATGTCGAAATCCACAAATCCGACATAAAGTTCATTTGCAAGGACATTTCTAGTCCTATCTGTGAGTTTTGAGGTCTTAACTTTCTCTACACAGAATTTAGTTTCTCCTGCATAATCATCAGCTAGACCAGTATAGTTAAAGTCGCCGTCTTTCAAATCTCCTAATTCTGTGATTGGATAACCAGACATCGGAATAGCCGCGATAACTTCATTGACTGAATCCATGAAGATCGACATAACTCCATCTAATTGATATGTATCCTCCGCGAGAATAACAGCTTTCGCTTGGATTTTCGTTTCTTGCATACCTCCTAAAGCAAATGGGCTATTCTCTGCTTGGGAAACAGATAGGAAAACAGCAGGAACTACGTCATCATAAGGCTCGATATAAGTCAGTGGTCCAGAGGGTAGTCTCGAATTAACCGTATATTTGTTTTCTACAATTAAATCGTCTTCTGTGTCATTAGTTAGATAAACACTAAAATCTTTTACCGCAAATTCCCCTGTGACAGTCATGCTTGTATCACTGCCAGAGAATAAAGCTCTGCCGTTTTCAAAATCGAAAACAACACCATTATCCCGACCTGATGTCCCCGCTCCGACGACTGACACCCCTGTAGGTATAATAGCTCCAGCGATAGATGAATCCGTAACCCATTGTTTATAAGGGCTTCCATAAGCCACGTATCTGGAATCTAATCTGGGGTCAGCATAATTAAATAGCTCTCCAGTCTTGTTACTATAAGCTTCACCTTTTTTTAGTAGAAAGTTGTCAAACCATAAAAAGAAAGATGAGGTTAGTTTATGTTGGAATTGCTCAATCATTTCAAGTCTTCAAATCGTTTTTTGTATTTTTTAATCAAAGCAGATATATAAGGTCTGTTTTGAAATTTACCGCCTCTTACTTTGTTTACACGGCTTTGTATCGCAGCTCCCGATCTTCCTTTGTTTTTCCTTAATAAATAGCCTAAACCCGACAATCCTCTTTCTATACCTTCGGACCAACTTCTTCCAGAAGCCCAAGGGAGAGGCGTAATTGCAAATATATCTTGTGCAGTAGGTAAAGATACTTCGAATTCTATGCCTATATCTTTTTGTTTAATTTGTCGTTTGTAAGTTATTTGAGTTCCTTGCAATAGTTGTAAGATAGGAGATATTGGCTGCTCCCCAGAATCGAACCCTATAAATGCGAATAAATTACTAATTCCGCCTAAAGTGCCACTAATGTTTGCAGCTCCCGCTCCTTCCAATAGCTCTAGAGTCACAGAATCAGTTAGGAAGTCTTTGATCATTTCATTCTTGAGTTTCTTAAACTGTTTACGTGTCTCCTTTTCAAAATCTCGCCTAAGAAGTTTTGGGGCTTGCCTTTTCAAAGCATTTTGGACATCTATAGGTAATTTTGCCATTTATTCAGTTGGGCTGAGAATGAAGGTGTAGAACTGATTAGAGGTAAACCCTCTAGGTGTCCCATCGCTTTCTATTATAAATATAATTCCATCAAACTCTACTCTCCGCGCTTCGCTAAGATAATTGTAACCATCCACTTTCACTACTATTCTTACTGTTCCATCAGATACCACTACTTTGTTTTGAGTTCCAGCTTGATCTGCTGGGCCGTCATCTGTCAGATATGAGGTATCCATATCATCATAATATATACGAGCTTCAAAAGTTTGTGATTCTGTAGTGTATTCTACTGAGCTATTAGAGCCAGTGTTTGTTCTCCTATATAGAGAATTCCATGAACTACTAGAAGCTATAAGAGTTTTCTTAGCATTTTTATAAACTGTGATGGTTCGTGCAAATGTAGTATGTAAAGTATCAGCCAAATTCTGAACTTTTGTTATTTGGTCGCTTGATAAAAAACCTGCCATGTTGATTTTTACACTATTATTTATATAATGAGATAGGTTTAAGGATGAACGCTAAAAAAAATTTGGAGGAAATGTCTAATGACGAGATTTCTAGGCTTTTTAAAATGATGTTAATCATGGTCGAAGATATGAAAAAAGACCACGATTTTCATTACGAAAAGCTCTATAAAAATATTCCGAAGAAGTATCATCCAGTTATTGACACCGCAGATCACTTTACCCCTGATAAGGCTAACTGGATTCGTAAAAGAATTTTAGATTGCGGTAATGAATCTATTAGAAATTTGTGTTCTAGGATCGATAATTATCAAGTAAGTTTCGTATTTAAATAAGAAAAAAGGTTATGGCATTTAAAGAATTATATTCATTCACTATCGACGAAGAAAAAGAAGTCGAAAAGGTATCTAAAAGGAAAAACAGAAAGACTGGAGAAGAGACTACTGTCACAAAAAAAGTGAAGGAAAAAGTCCCAATCCAAATTTCTATTAAGCGGCCTTCGCGTAGAGAGTTGGAAGAGGCGGAGTTGGAGTATTCTGTAGAAATGAGCCGCTGTGTCAAGAAGGGTATCCTAACTAAAGCTATGCTATATAAGAAATATAGTGATACTGGTGGAGTTTGGACTGAAGATGAAGCTAAAGATTATGGCGTACTCTACAAAGAGACTTTTGAGATTCAGAATAAATACGTCAGATTAGAGACTATTGAGAAAAAATCTAAAGCCCAGTTGGAAGAGCTAGAGCAGTTAAAAACTGACCTTGCGACAATCCGTAGGAAGCTCGTAGACGCTGAGACTTCGATGGAGAGCCTATTTAACCATACGGCTGACAATAAAGCTCAGAATAGGCTTCTGCTCTGGTATACTCTTATGCTTACAAACATTAAACTCGATCCTGACGCTGAGTTTACTGCTTATTTTAAGGGGGATGATTTTGATAAAAAGATAGAAGATTACTATGAGAAAGAAGACGAGTCTTCTGCCTTCTATGCTGATGTCGTAAAAAAAGTAACTACGATCTTAGCTTTTTGGTTCTTTAATCAAGCTTCTACTCCTGACGAATTTAATCAACTTATTGAAGATGTTGAAAAAGGTGACGTTTGAAAGAGGAGTTCTATATCTCTTTAATAGGAGAAGCCTTTGATGGCTACACAGAGGCATCTTTAGGTGATAAAGTTGTTTATATTAAACATGTAAACATTAGAGACCAGAGATACCTGCACAAGTATTTTGAAAAATACAAAGACATAGCTTTAAAAAGAGGTCTAGAAACAGAGGAGGAAAGGATCAAATCCATTCTAGAAGAAGAAATTTGGAGCGAAAAAGATGATTTTAAAATAGCGTCTCTTCAAAGAGAGATTTCCAACTTAAAAAAAACCGTAAATCAACTATTATTGGCTTCTCAAAGGGATAGTTATAACAAGACCATATTAGATCTCTCAACAGAGTTGTACGAATTAAAGAAAAGTCGATCTGAACTTATTGGCAAAACAGCTGAAGATTATGGCGCAGGAAGAAGTTCGGATGAATTATTAAGATTTTTATTGTTTAAAGACAAAGATCTAAAAGAGAATCTATATACGGAGGACGAATTTTCGGAATTGGAGGCTTGGGAAATTAAGAAACTCACAGACTTGCATCTGGATATACAATCTAGACTAAATGATGATCAAATCCAAAAAGCTGTATTGAGACCCTTCTTCAGCATGTATCTTTCTCTATGCGAAGATGCTTATGGCTTTTACCAAAAACCTATAACAGAATTAACCATATATCAGTTGCGGGTAGTTTTGTATGGTCGTATGTTTTTTAATATATTCCAACATACCGAAGACATCCCCGATCACATTAGGGATGACCCAGAAAAACTATTGGCGTTCTCTCAAAATAAGTCTGGCGGTAACTCAGGTGGACTAAAAGATGATGCTGATAGATCTATTGTTTTCGGAGCTACCGATGATGATGTAAAAACTTTGGGTGGTGAGAAGGCTGTTTCCCTTTCTGAAGAAGCTAAAAAACATGGTGGTCAACTTGATATGACACAAATGATGCGATTAGCTGGGCATGATGTGTAAATCTTTGTGTAAATACATTAAAGGTTTAAGGATATGCCAATAAAAATACCAACAGTTCAAACAGGATTAGAAGCCAGCATTCAGGCGGCGGCTAAAAAAGCGGGTAGAAATCTTAAGATCAATATGGGCGGTAACGCCAAAAGTATTGAGGGTTTGTCTCAGCCTTTAGGCAGAATTACTGGTAAGGCTGATCAGTTCACTAAGTCTATGGAGGCTGCTAATGCTCGCGTATTAGCTTTTGGAGCTTCTGTTGGAATATTGTCTGCTGTTACTAGAGGGTTCAAAGAACTCATCAAAGTCACTATTGATGTAGAAAAATCTTTAACTAGTATTAATTCTATTTTAAATGTTTCGACTCGACAGTTAGAGTCATTTAAGAATACTATATTCGATGTCGCTAGAAATACAGAACAGTCTTTTAGCACAGTAGCCCAAGCAGCTTTAGAATTAAGTCGTCAAGGTTTAAAAGCAGAAGAGGTTACGAGCAGATTGAATGACGCTTTAATTTTAAGTCGTTTGTCAGGTCTAGGAGCTTCTGAAGCTGTGGCTGGTTTAACTGCAGCTATAAACTCCTTTAATAAGGCTGGACTTTCGAGTAGCCAAGTACTTAATAAATTATCGGCGGCAGCTGTGTCAGCGGCTGTTTCTGAGAAGGATTTGATCGAAGGTATTAAGCGCTCAGGTTCTGTCGCTACTCAAGCTGGTGTATCATTTGATGAGTTGGTTGGTGTTATTACTGCAGTGCAAGCTAAGACTGCGCGAGGTGGAGCTGTTATAGGTAACTCATTCAAGACTATATTCACTAGAATACAATCTATAGATAAGTTAAAGACTATGCAGAACTTAGGGGTAGAAGTCACAGACGCTTCTGGCCAAGTTCTGGGAGCTACAAAACTTATTCAAAATTTAGCTAAATCTTTAGAAGATGTACCTGACGCTAGGAGACTCCAGATAGCAGAGGGGCTAGTAGGTAAATTCCAAGTCGCTCCATTCTTAGCTATACTTGATGATTATATCTCTAAGACCTCTAGAGCAATAGCTATAACTGAAGTTTCTCAAAATGCGACAAGTCAGGCTTATGATCGAAATGAGGCTCAAAACGCCACTCTTTCTGCAGCTATTAATCGGACAACTCAAAGTGTAGCTCAATTTGCGGAAGCTTTAGGCAAGATAGGGGTCACTGATAATCTTAAATCTCTATTAGGATTTTTCTCTTCTGTTATCGAAGATATCACAGGTCTTTTTGACGGAGATTCTTTAGGGGCTAAATTCGCAAAAGGAATAGTAGCTGGTATAGGTAATATAATTACTGGACCTGGGTTAGCCGTATTCATAGCTATAATAGGTAAACTAGCTATTGATCTAGTAAGATTTGGGGCTGGGTCTCTTAAAACATTTTTTGGTTTAAATAAAGCAGCACAACAACAAGCTACTCTTCAGGGGCAAATAGCTTCCACTCTTTTAAGCAATTCTGGAATACAGAAACAGATTTTAGCTATTGAAAATAGCACTCTCAGTGTGGGGCAGAAAAGAGCTGCTCAGACGGCGTTCTTTACTACAGCTCTTAATGAGCAATTGCTTGTTATGACTAGGATGCAATCTATAGCTAGTAGGATAGCTCCAGGAGTTATGCGCGGCACTAGTGGGGGTGGTCGCGCTGCTGGAGGATTTATTCCTAACTACAATGCTATTGTCGGTTATGGATCAGAAAAATCTGATATTAGCAAGGGCGTAGGAGGCGCTCCTACTTCTGCAAGACCCGTTACTATACCAAACTTTAATTTCGGCGGTGGTCAAAAAGGGTCGATGGTCGCTAATAGTAGCGAATACATTGTACCTAACTACGCTGGAGGTGATGGGTCAGCTATATTCAATCAAGACATGGCTGCTTCTATAGGTCTTCCTTCGGGGGCTAAAAAGATTGGGGCTGCTGGAGGGTACATACCGAACTTCGCTACTAAAAAAGGATCAGGATCAAAAACTACGCCTATAGAGGTTCCTTTCGCTGGTCTTATTACGCCAAGAAAAAGAGGTGGGACAGCGCCAAAGATAGGCAAGTTCGGAGATTCATATTACCGATTTCCTACTTATGGGATAGACAGTGCGGGAGAAAAAGCTAGAGAGACTGAAGAATTGACAAAGTTAGTCAGAGAATATTCTATTTCTAAAGCTAGAGAAGAGTCTAAATTTATGACTGGTGGAGATCCCCTAGCTGCCAACATAATTAAATTATCTAACCAAGGATCGATAGGTTCTTTAGCTGGGTCTATTTTTGAAACAGCATTAAGCTCTTTGGTAAAAAGCCCAGAGTTCGACATGGGGGAAACTGGTACGTTTGATTTCATAGGTGCAAAAGCTGTCGATAACATTAGTCAATTATCGCCCAGTCTTAAGGGTAGCAAGGTTAATTTCTTAGAAGCTAAAATATCGGATGAATCACGACATTTAAATAGCATGGCTAAAAAGATTGTCACCTATTTCGGCCCATCTGCTGGAGGAAAAAATATAACAGGGTTTGCTAGGGGTAAATTGATAAAAGGGGCAGAGAAGTCTTTTAGTAACAAAAAAAACACAGGTTCCTTAAATGTCAATAACACGAGTACTGGCAATGTGACTGATAATCTTAATAGAGCTATTGGTCTTTCCCCTGGTAGTCAAGGTGTTGTCCCAAAAGGTCCAAGAGATCCGCGTGGTGCATCTGGTTATATCCCCAATTTTGCTGGCAGTTTGCAAGATTCTATAGCTAGAGAGTCCGCAGCGGGATTGCCAATTAATCAAATCCGTATAAACCAAAACCCTAGACTTAGAAACGCTGGTAACCCAATGGGGTTAGCCGTCACTAATACTAGAGACGAACCTACTGGAGCTATCCCCAACTTCGCTAAAAAAGCTACCCCTGATCAAGCTACCGATGCAATGGGTGGGTTTGTCGGAAAGTTGTTTGTAGTGCAAATGGCTATGGGGATGTTGTCTGGCATAATGGGGGAAGTCACAGAAAAAAACAAAGCTGTTTCTGCGAGCTTAACGCTATTAAATATCGCTGTTACTGCGGCTATGACTGCTCAAGCTTTTGGAGGTTTTGGTGCAGCTGCCCGTGGGGTAGGAAGTTTTGCTACAGGGTCGTTCGGAAAGAGCGTTGTAGCTAAAGGACAAGGAATTGTACAAAAAGGATTGGATGCCTCAAATGCATCAAAATTAATAGCGGGTGGAAGTAATGCTGGAATGCTTGCTAAGAGGGGTGTAGGTTTACAAGTAACAGGAGCTTTAACAAAAGTAGGTGGAGCGCTTTTAAGATTTGCTGGGCCTGTGGGTGTTGCTGCTACTGCTGCTTTTGCGATAAGTAAAGCGTTGGACTGGACGAGTGGTAGAAGCGCACTAGCCGCAGAGCAGACAAAATCTCTTGGTGAGAGCGCAAAAATAGCAGCCGACAAACTGGCTAAGCTTAAAGTGCCAGAGGAGTTTAAAAAGAAACTACAGACATCCGCTACGCAACAAGCAGATGCTGTTTCTCAAGGACTAGGTCGCCAAAGCGGGGGTCTTCGTCAAGGCATCCTCGATGCTAGGGAAATCACCGCTAATAATATATCTGAAGGGCGACGCAGTTACAGAGATCTTTTTGATAGTAGTGGTTTGGGGCAGATCGTACAAGCAGCGGGGTCAATTTGGCAATCGTCAACAGGAGATATTACAGGTTCAGACGATGATGGTTTTAGAAAAAGAATGAATGATTCCATTGTCGGCGCTAGAAAAGTTGGTGTATCTAGCCAATTCGTCACCGAGCAACAGAATGTAATGGAAAAAGCGAGGACAGATAGGGGTGGGGAAAATGAACAAATAGATGCCTTGCGGGAAGGGGCAATATTTATAGATTCCATGCAAAGGGCTACGAAAAATTTTAATGCTGGAAAAATAATTAATCAAATAACTGCATCTTTGCCTGATGGCGTTTTAACAGGAATAAGAGAAACTGATAAGGTCGAGCGCGATGCTAAAAATGATGGTAGAAAATTAAGTCAAAAAGAACTAAACGCGAAAAAAATAGACATTACGAGTATACTCGAAGCCCTTGAGGAGGCTAAAAAAAGCGCAGACCCAGAATCGCTGGCGATGATGAAAATGATTTCTAAAAGCGCGTTGATTGAAGGGGTAAAGCTAAAAACTAATGAAGGTACTGCCAAACAAGACATTGTCAATAAAATCCGAGGAGATACTGGTAAAAATGAAATAAAAGCAGCTATAGATATGGCGAAATTAAGAGCTAAGGAATTATCTTCAAACGAGAAACTTCTTGAAAATGATAAATTCAGAAACCAATTAAGTAATGTAAGAAAAGCGACTTTAAGTCAAGAGATAGCTCTAGAGAAAATAAGTGTGGCAACGAACGTGCAAATTGCAGACCTTATCAAGGCCGAGGTCGGTTCTTTAGAAGCTATGGATTTTTCTCTTGATGAGCAAAAAATGTTAAAATATCAAATTAATGAGTTGACTCTAGAGCAATTAACTACAGAGGGCGAAATCGAAAGACTTGTAAATTCGACTCTTGATTTAGATGGTAAGAAGACGATGGAAAAAGAAGCGCTAATAGAGAAGCTAAAATCTGAAGTCGCGATTCTTAGAGACAAAGAAGCCATCGAGAAAAGAATAGAAACGAGAAATCGCGCCCCTGCAAATCAAAATGTCGGTAATGCTGAATCTTTAAGTGCAAGGGTAGCTGAAGCTAAAAGAAAAATAAAAAAGGGAGAGCTAGAGAAAGGTTCTGTGCTAAAAAATAACGTGATGGGCCAAGACTTCATTGATGCGACACGAGATCCCAACTTGAACCCTACACAAAAAGGCGAAGCTCAATTAGAATCTGCAAAAAGACGGTCGGCTTTAACCTTCGAGGGGGTTCAGGATAAAGCTATCGCTGATACTAAGCGGCAGTTGATAGAGTTATACACTCTTTTCCCCTTGTTAGAAAGACGGTTGCAGCCGTTCATTGACATGCTAGACAAAGAGGGGACAAAAGCTATTCCAGAAATTGGGGTAGAGCTTAACGCTATAGGCACAGGTATAGATCAAAAAACTGGTAAACCGCCGATACCATTTAGCCCAACATCCTTTCAGCAACTCGAAAACGATGAGGACAGAACAACAGCCCTAGCAGCGGCAGACACGACAGCGGAGACTCTGCGTGGAATCGAGGTGGCAAAAAAGGCCGCTGCAAACGCTATTGAAATAGCAAAACACAATAGAGACATCGCTGATGGATTTAAACCATTTAGTATACTATTGGAAGACTTTGTCTTTAGTTTGAGGCAGTCGGCAGAAGATTTAAAAATGGGATTACTCACTGCAAGAGATAGTGGTAGCATTATTAGTAATATCGATGATCAGATAGCTATAAAAGACGCAAAAACCTTTACTGACCCGAAAATGGGTACGGCTATAGCTTCAGATAATGTTGCGTTAAGGAGCGCTGGCGACAAAATAACACTAGCTAGAACAAGCGTAGGGCGTAGAGCTGCGACAAAAGAGAGGGATATTCTTGCTGAGCAATTGAAATTAAAAACAGAAGAGTCTGTATTAGCGGAAGACGAAATTACGAACGCTGAAAGACTGCTTAAACTACGGTTTGACATACTTAAGTTGGAAAAAGAGAAGTCAGAAATTGGCACATCAAGAGCGGAATTATTCAAAAATGCTTTTGTCTTTGACCCGAAAGAGATACAGGAAGGCTTGGACATAGCTTTAGTCGAAAATGCCAAAACATTTGTAAATACAATAAGTGATGGTTTAGTAGATGCTATATCTAAAGGGCAAGACCTTGGTGATACTTTAAGACAAGCTGGAGCTGAGTTCTTTAATAAAATGGCGAAGGCCAATATGGATGCGGCATTTAAAAATATTCAATCTTCGAGTTTTGTTGAAGATATTGGGTCAATATTCGGATTCGCTGCTGGAGGAAAAGTGACAGGAGGGTCAGGGTCTAAAGACGATGTCCCCGCTTTACTTATGGACGGTGAGTTTGTCATGAGGAAAAGCTCAGTCCAGAAATACGGCCCTAACTTTATGGAGTCTTTGAACTCTGGCAAGATCCCAGCTATGGCTAAAGGAGGTTTGTTCACTCCAGGAACTTATGGGCAGGAAGAAATACGAGGGAAAAACAATTTACTCGATTTTGCTACACAGTCATTTACTGCTGGAAATTCTGATAGATTTGGATCGGGGTCGGGATTCGCGTCTGTCGGTTTGGAACCTCAAAGCGCGGCGCTCACTATGTTTGGCCGTAGGAATAGCCCAGCGTTCCAAAGGGAGCAAGATTCCAAGCAGAAAGCATTTGGATTGTTCTCCAAGCAGGTTAACAAGGAGGAGCAAGCTAAAGAACAAAAGAAGAAAGACAAAAAAGCTTTCTGGGATTCTCTTGGTGCTGCCGCCGCTGCTACTGGGTTCAAAAGTCTTACAGATTTATTCGGGCCAAAAGCAGATTTGTCGAAAGCTAGTCAGGGATTGGACATCACAAAAACTCGCTTTACTAGCCAAAGACCGACATTCCCTTCTTCTGGCTCGTCACTAAAGGCTACTGCATCCACTTGGAACCCCCTTGAAGGATTAGACCTAGTCGATCTGACATCTAAAACCGAGCTAAAAGATTTTGGGGCGAGCAATGATTTCAGAAGCGCTGGGTGGTCGGGGTTACCCGAAAAAAAAGCTACAGGAGGCGCTATACCTAATGCGGCTGGAGTAGATACTGTACCTTCTATGTTATCTGGTGGTGAGTTCGTCATGAACGCTGCTGCAACTCAGAAGATAGGCGCAGGAAATCTAAACGCTTTAAATTCAGGAGCAAGTGGAGGCTCTGAAGACGTAGTGAGCAAACTTGATGAGCTTATATCTGTTTCTGATAATGCTGGAGAGACTGTAATTAATATCACTGTTAACTCTGATGGATCATCTGACTCTCAAGGGAACGGGGATGATCAGCAGACCTCATTAGCGACTAAGATAAAGGACGTAGTTAAACAAGTCATAGACGACGAGAAGAGGTTGGGGGGATCACTAAGACAAGCTAGAGCATAATGTACGGAACAACACTAAATTACGATTGTCACTTCTTTATATCGGGACAAAATGGGACTCCTTCGGCCAGAGAACTCTCTGGAGTTAATTCTCTAGATATCGGATATCAGAGCGCTTCTAATGTAACTAAACCTTTGGGTTCAGTTCGGGGAGTGACTACTGTAGCGGGAGCTATTAAGCAAAGCGTTTCTTTTTCTAGGTCATTGATGTATAATGATCCAGTTTTAGATTTTACTGGAGCATCAGAGGTAATGAAGGGCAGTTTTAATTATAATAATAATTCTTCTTATGGTTTTAAAAGCGGTTATTTAGAATCTTATTCTGTTAACTGTGCGGTCGGATCTATACCTAAAGTCAATGCCAGTTTTACTGTTTATGATGAAATGAAAAGTGGAGTTAATGCGACAGGAACGACTCCGACTAATATAGATATACCAAGCCAAGGGTCTATAACCGCGACATGTGATCATAGCACAACTAATAGAGTTTTGGGTTTTGATTATTCTTTGTCTATAAACAAGATCCCCTATTATACTATAGGATCAGAAACCCCTGTAGAGGTAAAGCATATAAACCCGATAGAGTATTCGGCGGCTGTCCAGATAGATGTCGATGATATCTTTTTAGCGAGTGGATTCAGTTTCTTCAAAGAGGGGAGGTCAGATAAAAATCTATCTTTCTCTGTTCAAGGTAGAAATGGGGCCACCCTCCAAACATTGACCGTCCCAAACGCTTCTTTAGTATCTGAACAGCTTAGCGCTTCCGCTGACGGCTCCGTAAGACTAACCCTTAACTACATTGGACACTCATGAGTGAAGACTTATTTTATAACAGAGACCGAAACATCAGTGGCATAGCTGCACCTACAAACCTCGCAGGTCTTTACCTTACGCCAGTTTATGGATCTACTGTAGAGTTTCAAGCTAACAATCATAGTTATATTACTGATGATTTTTATTATAATTTGATACCTCTTTCTGTTAATAGCTTAGTGGCAAGATTTTCTTTAAAATATGAAGTTAATGAAACCAATGCTAGAAAACTCGCTAACTTTTTCGAAGCTCAATCTGGGTATTTGCCCATAGAGTTTACTCCAGATAACTTAGGGATATATAAAACAGTGAGTGGGTTTTGTGATAATTATGCAATTAATTTTATTAATAATCAGCACTTCGAAGTAGCGACAAGCTTAACGGTAGACCATGCCCCGACTTTGCTAAAATGGTCGGGGATGGGTTGTTTTCCGAATTTAGAGTTTGATGACTATAATTACTCTACCTCTTACGAAGAATACGATATTGCGTATACAGGAATAAATCAAAACAAGTTAGATAATTTCTACTACTGCACTGGAGATCATAGCTCGACAGAAGCGAATTCTCCCACGGGAGTAGATTCAATGTGGACTCAAGATTTCTTTTTCGAGCCTGATATCGGGACTCAGAACAATGTCGAGATCAAAGCCGATAAACTAAAATACAAAAACTCTTTCACTCAAAGGTTTAAGACTAACAATAATATCGCGACATTTGATATGAGTTATAGCTTCAATAATATTCCTGACAAGCAGTTAAAAACTATGATCCATTTCTTGGAAAACAAAGGTGGTTATCGTAGATTTAAACATCAAATCCCTTCTGTTTATAACAGACCTAAAGTTTACTATAGCCCGAAGTGGACACATACATGGAACTACGTTAATTCTAATAAGTTAAGTGTAGAACTTAAAGAAGACCCTATGGGTGTAATTCCAACAGGAACTTAATATGGCTAGAAATATAATAAGAAGTAATAATGCAATTGTGGCGACTCAGGTTTCTACTACGGCTTTTTCTACGAATAACAAGGATTTGAAACTACATAAGTTAGCTCAGACTTTTGACTATTCAATTGATTATTCTAGGCAGCAATCAAAACAAATTGGTTCTCAAGATTTATCTACTAATAATATATACAATCAGCCAGATGCCTCTTTAAATATTAGCTATATACCTGAACCCAACTTTTCTAATGAAGTGCAGGGTAGGTTTTTAAATTCTACCCCTAAAGATGAATTTAAGAATATGTTTGATGCTGATGATTCTCAAGATTCGACTAACTTTTATGTTTTAGTGAGCGAAAACCAAGAAGATTCTTTTATTGACTCTATAAATTTTGGAACTCCAACTAACGATTTTGATGGAAATGACGCTATTGCTTTTGGAAATTGTTTTCCACTATCTTATAGTTTAAGCTACTCCATAGGAGATCTTCCCAAAGTTAATACTTCTTATATTTGTTCTAATGCGGTATTTGATAATTTAACAGGCACTTCTATGCAGATGCCAGCTATAAATATGACAGGTGGGAATAATGACAATGTAGGTAGATGTCAATTTTATTTTAGACAAGATTTACTCACTGAAGCTTTAGAAAAAGCCCCTCCTATTGTCAATCAAACAAATACTGGTAGTGATGTCACATTACAGAATTTACAAGTCGGAGGGCAAGAGATCTCAGGGAGCCATCTAGTTCAATCTGTCAATATGAACGTGGCTATACCAAGAGTTTCAGCTTATGGACTAGGTAATGACTACGCCTTTGGCAGGAAAAGACAGTTTCCAGCCAAAGGGACATTTGCTGTGTCTTCTCAAGTTTCTGGTTTTGAGAGTGGAGCTATGACTGGAGTTTTGAATTCAGACGAGCTTTATCAATTTGATTTGACCTTAGAAGCAAGTGGTAAATCTATGGTTTACAGAATAGAAGATGCCAAATTAGGATCTTATAACTATTCTATGGGCGTAAACGGAAGAATGAATTTTGACGCAAATTTCACGTTCCAAGTCACTCAAAATAAAGGTCTCAAACTGAGCGGAACTTATTATTAGTCGTAATCAACGTTTACTTGATTACTCTGATTCCCTTTTTCTTTAATTCTATTTGGATGATCTGTCCCATTCCGCTCTTTTGCGTAATTATTATAGAATTTTTCTTTAACTGGGTCAACACCCCCAGCTTGTTCAGCTCGTTTAGAGCTGAGTTCCGCTGAGTAGTCCATCATATCGCCCACAGTGCCTTTCTTGTGATAAGTAGCGTCGATGTATTGCTGCTTATTAAAAGGGTCTATAGAGCTATCTATGGAAGCGTTAGGGGCAAGGTATACTCGCCTCCATTGCACACCAAATTCGTCTATAAATATATGTTCGTCGTTCATCCCTTGGAATACCTCGCGGTGTTCGTTTGTATCAGGATGTTTGTAAATATAGATAGACATTATTTTAATTTTATTTATATAACACGATTTGTGCCATATCAGTTTTCCTTGTAGATAAGGGCTAAAATAGCTTCAGCTGTTTTCTTGTAAGTCATACTGTCTCCTAATTTGACCCCCTCCGTGTTAATTTGTCCCACTTTGGTTTCAGCTTCTTCCATGGCCTTCAATACAGTTTCCTCATCCCAAGCGTAGAAATCGCCTTGGTTATAGTCGGACCCTTTAGTGAAGAACATACCATCCGCACTAGGAACGGATCTTCCCGTAGACTCAACCAAAATACAATTATCTTTTGTGGCCCAATCTTTATGAGAGGTTTCATTTAATACGATACTCCATTTACCTAAACAAGTAGCATTGAAGGCTGGCAAATTCCAGCCTTCGCCACCAGAAAGACCAGTCAGATCGATGTCTATAGCATTAAGTAACTCATTCACTTCTGCATTTTTAGCGAGATGAGGTATGATGTTAAGATTATTGTAATTTTTACCTTTGGTGATATCTTGCCAAACACCATGCATTTGCTCTGGCTTGAAGAAGGGGTTATTTATACAACAGGATAGTTGATACTTAGGATCATTACCATACTTGGACAACCAAGTTTGGATGATTTTTTTGGTATGTTTCCTATTCTCAAATTTACCCATTAGCCCAAAATGGACGATATCTTTTAGGTATTCTCTGTCAGTCCTTTTAAACTCCTCATCAAAGCCTAAAGGTATGAAATGGGTGTTGTCACAACCTTCCTGCTCAAACATATCTTTTGCATATGTTGAGGAGAAAATCGTAGAATCTTGAACCGCGCAAGTAGCCTTCTCGATTTTAGTAGGCTCACTACACTCATAGAAAGTAAACAGATGTTGATCTTTATTCTTTCTATTTTCAGATCCATTGAAATGCCAAAGTTTCAAAGATGGAATCTCTTTATCGACGAAACTCCATCTTTTGTTTATAGCATTTTGAATATATTCTTTTAAATTTTCACCGATATCGAAAGCAGCAAGATCTACATTACCCCCTGTAGGGAATAAGCCCAACTCAACATCTAGCCTTTGAAACTCTTTGATAAGGTTATAAGAAACATTACCGA